TGCTATCGCCAATATTCTTAATGGTCGCGCTGATAGTCTACTTACTAGGATGGATATACTGGACATTGTTAATCATCTTGGTACTATTCTCAGCAGCCGTCGTAGTGCCGAAATCGCTCTTTTTGACTATGGCCAACCGGAATGGGAAGAATTTGCAGTAGCTAAAAAGGATTGGTGGTTGCACAACAATTCGCATCGCCAACAGTCAAATAATAGTCTAGTATTTCAGGAAAAACCGTCTCGTGCTGACTTAGAAAAAATCTTTGACTTAATGCTAGAAGCTGGCGGTAGTGAGCCTGGTTTTATTAATGCAGTAGAGGCTCGTCGTCGTGCACCGTGGTTTAAGGGTGCAAATCCTTGTGTTGAAATCTTGCTTGGTAATAAGAGTTTCTGTAATTTAACTGAAACGGACATTGCTAAGTTTAAGGGTGATACTGCCGGATTACACGAAGCTATCAGGCTAGCGGCTCGTGCAAATTATCGTCAAACTTGTGTTAACTTGCAGGACGGTATCCTACAAGAGAGCTGGCATCTTAATAACTATTTTTTACGACTATGCGGTGTCGGATTAACCGGAATCGCTAAGCGTCCAGATATGACTGGATATGATTATGAATATCTTAAGCGTACAGCTACCGCCGCAGCGGTTGGAATGGCCGACGAACTTGGCCTACCCAGACCAAAAAACATCACTTGTGTTAAGCCCAGCGGCACCCTTAGTAAAATCATGGACACCACTGAGGGTATACACAAACCCCTTGGCAAGTACATATTCAATAACGTACAATTTAGTAGGTTTGACCCAATCGTAGAAGTTTTGCGTAGTGCAAACTATCAAGTAATTAATCATCCGACAGACCCTAGCGGCGTGTTAATTACTTTTCCTGTAGAGTGGAATGATGTTCCTTTCCACAAGCAGGATGGTAAAGAAGTTAACTTGGATAGTGCTATCGATCAGCTAGAAAAGTATAAACTTATACAAACTAGTTGGACTCAGCAAAACACTAGTGTTACAATTAGTTATGATCCAAGCGAAGTTTCACAGATTATTGATTGGTTGCTAGATAATTGGGATTGTTATGTGGGCGTAAGTTTTATTTACCGCACAGATCCAACAAAAACTGCTAAAGATCTTGGATACTTGTATCTGCCACAAGAAGTGGTGGACGAGCAAACATTTAAAAACTATGTTATGAACCTGAAGCCTGTGGATATTGACAGCGCTAATAGTTTTGACGAATTAGTGGAAGATGGTTGTGCAACAGGAGCTTGTCCAATAAAATGAGCGCAGACCAAAAAACTTACTTGTTAACCCTAGAGTTAACAGTTGAGGAAGTAAATACCTTGTTGCAAGGGTTACAAGAGTTACCGGCCAAAACCAGTAATCCTTTAACTAATAAAATAGTTAAAATGGCGCAAGAACAGCTTCCAAAAGAAGAAGAAGCCAAATAAAAAAGCCCCTGTAGAGCAATCTACAGGGGCTTTTTTTATGTTGGTGTATCTTCTAAACTATCTTCTTCATCAACGGCATCATCACCTTCTGAAACATCTAGTTCGCTAAATACAGTAACTAAGATATCTCTATATTCTGGATCTACGAGATGCAAATCTAATAAATATACGTCTAAGTGTCCGTTTCTTAATAGTTGTGCATGGTACATGAACTGACCAAAAGCTTCCTCGCTTTCAGGAATATTTTGATTAGCATAGTCCTCTAACATTTGCCCGGCGGCCATAAGCAACATATCTGGTACAACGCTTTTACTAATATTAATTAATTTTAAAGCTTTGCCTTCGCGTTCCCGCATAATTTGATCACGCTTTGCTCGACTCCAGCTATATCCGCCGTCTCCGCCCCATAGATCCCAGGCTACCCGACCTTTACTTGGAAAACCTTCTTCTCCGCTATTAAATCCGGTTGCTCTTTTATCTACTTCATGGCGACTAAAGAAAGAGTACATTCTTAGTACTGTACTAGCGCTAAGAGGCTCTCGATTTTTTAGTTGATTTGCTCTTGCAAGACCAACCAGTGTTCCTCCTGGCTTACCTTCTTCTTTCCACTTAAGCGCACGTTTAGCAGCGCTAGCCATGCCTGTTGTAGGTTTATAAGTTTTAGCCATAATTAACTTTCTTCGGTTGGTTCCATTACTAGAGTACTGCGTAAAAACCAGCTATGTTTACGATGAGCATCTTGCCGATCTGCTAAGAAATTAGCTAAACCAAATTCACGAGCAGCTTCGGCTTTTTCATATACGACTGCAAACATAGTAGCTAAATTATCGCTATCTTGCAGCAATTCTTTAGCCATAGTTAGACAGTCTAATGGGGCACGATTCTCGTCAGTAACTACACTTAACGCATTTAAAGCTAAAAATCCCGCTGGGGCAAATGCTTGACATTTACGAATATTTTCAGCAAAATCATCTAGTGAATCACCTACTTCATTATAAATCTGTCCAAACATTTGATGCATTTGGTAAAAATCATCGCCTTCTACATTCCAATGAAAATTTTGTGCCTTTACATAGAAAGCGTATTCACTGGCAAACGCAGCTTTCAAGGCGGTGATTAATTCATCCATAGTTAACTCTTATATGCTAAAATAATTTCTTTGCACAGTCTACTGCGTACAATATCCTCGTCCATAAATCGAATAATGTCGATTCCTTGGATACCATGTAGTCTGTTAATAGCGTCACTTAATCCACTGTCTGGAATATCGCTTTGATCTACGTCTCCGCTAATAATCATCTTACAGTTTTTACCTATTCGACTAAGTAACATTTTCATTTCTTCACGGGTAGCGTTTTGTGCTTCGTCAAACAAAACAATGCAATTATCAAATGTTGCACCACGCATAAAACCAAGTGGTTTAGGTTCTATATTTTTATTTTTAAGAGCGTACTCATAAAAACCTTTACCTAAACTGCGCACAAATACTTGATCAAATGGTTCTAAATATGGAGCGTATTTTTCTTCTAATGTTCCTGGTAGGAATCCTAATCCCCGTCCTGTTTCCACATTTGGTCTGGTTAGTATAATTTTTTGTATGCGTCTGTGAAATAACTCGCCTGCAGCATAAGTTGCTGCTATATAAGTTTTACCAGTGCCCGCACTACCTACACCAAAAATTATTTGATTTTCATGAATTGCTCGCAAATATTCATTTTGAATATAGTTGAGGGGTTTAATGTCTTGAAAACCAAATTCTACAGGATTTTCGTTTGGATTAACTGCTCGTCTTGCTTTCTTACCACTAGCCATAGACTTCCTTAAAAGGATTTTGGAAAAGTGGTCTGCAAGTTATTATTATAGCAGACCACCGCTCGTGTGTCAACTATAAATTATTTTTTGCCTTGCTCTTTTTTAGCGTCCTCAACTTTTGTACCTTCTAGCTTTTTATGTTGCTTTACTTCTTTACAATCTTGTTGAGGTTTTCCATCTTTACCTAGTACAGGTTTTCCATCTTTGATTTTATCTACACAAACTTTTTTGGTTTCTGCAGGGCCAGCATCGGCAGCGTATGCTGTTGATACCATTAAACCAGCCATTAGGGTTGCTAAAAATAATTTTTCCATAGTAGTCCTTATATTAAGGGATATTGTTGCGGTGGAGGTGCTGCCTTGCCACCAAAACCAGTAGTTACACCCGAGGGGGAGAAATCACTGGGATTATTAAAGCCTCGTTGCGGAGGCGTATAAGAAACTTGTTGAGTTGTTGTGGTTATGGTTGCTGGTTGTGGTTGATTTGCTACACCAGCCATCTTTTCTTGGCCACGACTCCAAGCAGTAATACCTAAAACAGCACCCATTGCCATATGAAACAATCCACCACCCTGTAGTGTTAGCGGACCCCATTGGCGAAAAGCATCGTTAGCTGCCTGAGTTTCCCAAAATTGTACTATGGTAAACATTATTGGAAATATAATAAAATCAGCAGCACAAACACACATATACATAACAGCCATCATTGGCCGCCATTTTTTCTGTATCCAGCTCTCTACCTCTTTTGGAATTTCATCCTTTTTTTCTTCTGACATAGGTTTCCTTAAATAACTAGTGGCAGCCACATCCAGATGCCTTGGCTCATTAAAAATGCTGCTACAGAGCCAACTGCTACGCTAGCCCAAAATAACGGCATAGATACTGCTAAAATACTTGCACTTAATAGTACAATACTTATTTGAAAAGCACTACCTGAGAATGTAAACCAAGGATTCTTTTTTCTAATTTCATCACGCTCAGCTTCTAGTGCCCTGGCTTTTGCCATTAATTCTTTTTTACCTTCGCCAGTTTCTGGATCGCTTTCATAACGATCAATTTTAGCTTGCAGCTTAGCTGCTTTATCTGATTCTTTACGGTATACAGCATCTTCTTTTGCCATTTCTGCTAAAGTTTGTTTAATTGACTTGGCTTGATAAAAAGCCCAAGTATCGTTTGCCTTTATTGTGTTATTGAGCACCTTACTACTATTGCCACTAGCAATATAAGTATTAATGGCCAACAAAGCAGCAAGCACAGTGATAACCCATCCAGCTTTATCCTTAATTTTTGCTTCTCGTTCGCTTCTACTAAGAGGTTTTATTTCTGTAGCCATCTGTATTCCTTTATCTACCACAATGATTTTGTTGACAATAATTAAATAATTCAACAAACCCCCAAGCAGCTACAGCCAACATTAAGACTACTAGTGTAGTTGCTACAGCAATCTCTATAGCTTCTTGCAATTGGCGTTTACGTTTTGCTGCTGCTTCTTTTGCTCGTCTTGCCTCATGAGCAGCTTCTATATCCATCGCTGCTGCACGTTGCTTAATCTTATTCCAAACATCTATTTTGCCACTTTGCATAAATAGTAACTGTAATTCTTTTTCAAACTGCTCAGTTTGATGCAAAGCCATTTCAATTTCTATTGCAGTAGCCATACTAGATTTATTGCCGCTATTTTTGGCTTGCACAGCGGCTTTAGTTGCTTTGCTTTTAGCATCAAAGTATTTACCTAATACTGGACCAAGTGAGGTAACATCGTCTACAGTACTAGAAACTTTTTTAATTAGCGCAACGGCTGACTGTATACCTGCCAGCGCGGTAATTGGATCAATCATACAGACTCCTTTATTTATTAGCTAAAGGATTGTCTATAGCTTTTTGTATTTTATTGTCAACTTCTTTCTTAAGTTGTTCTACTTCTCGACTAATGTCTCGTCTAGCATCTGCCATTTCCTTACGTATGGCTACTACTTCTGCACGTGCTTTGTCTAAATCTTCGCGAACATCTTTACGTGCTTGACGCATTTCTTGTTCAGTTTCACGCTGTGCTTGTTTTACACTACGTTCTACTTGTTCTGTAACTGATTCGTTTCTGCGAATATCACTTTTTAGATCATTTTTAATATCACGAGTATAGTCTGTAGTTTTTTGACTATTTTGCTCGATGACAGCAAGTCGTTTATCAAATTCGCTCAAATCGGGTGCTTCATAGGCAGCAATTTTCTTTTTCATGCCTACATAGTCTTTATAAACTTCAAAAGCACCGTATAATCCACCTAGTGCAGAGCTTATTATAGTAAAAGCTACCATTAATTTAGCTGGAGTAAACTCATAACCACCTATGCTAATAACAGTATCTTTGCTTGCATACTGTTTGGCGGCGGCCTCTAGTTTATCTACTTGTTTATTTAAGTCCTTGGTATCTTCTGCCATGGCTCTACCTCCTATATTGACTATCTACAAGTTCTTTGTGCTTGGCATCGCTGGCACTGCTAAGTGCCCGCTGAACACGCTGATTGTCTACAGGCGTTTGATTCTTATAGATCTCTGTAGACTTATAAAAAGGCACATCTTGTAAAATAGCCATATAGGTTTCAAAACCTTGTGGTTGTTTAGCTATATTGGCTATGGTTACGCCACCAGCTACTTCACTATCTTGTGCTTTTTGGTTAATAGGTTTATATGCTTGTTGTTGACTAGCATTTTCTAATACTGGTTTTTGATTTACAAAAGGGTCTAAAAGATTAGTAGGTCCAATTACCTGTTGATGTTCAACTTTTACTTCCGGTATAGGATCTAACTTAGGCGGTAGCAGAGTGTAAGAACTCTGCGGAATTACTACAGAATTAGCCTGTATTGGTGTACTTATTGGCAAACTATTAGTAACTGAGTAATTATTGGTAGGTTGTACTGCTGGTTGAGGTGTTTGTTGAACGATTGGAGAAATTACAAATTCTTTAATTGTATTGGTAATCGGTAAAATAGAATTAATTCGCTGATTTCCAATTGCCACGGTACTTAAAACATCTGTTCTGGTGTTTACAGAAAAACTTTGTGCTGTGGT